GGGCAAGCACGATTTGATCGCTACACTAGGTGAGAGAGCTCCCAAGTATGAAGTTGTCAAGGGTGCAATGTCAGCTATAGGTTTGTATTGCAAGCTCTACAAGATGGCAGACAAAGACAATGTTATTGTGTTTGATGACTGTGACAGCATCTTCAGCGATGAACTTAGTTTGAACATCCTGAAGGCCGCATTGGATTCCAAGAAGACAAGACGTATACATTGGAACACAGACTCATTCAAGTTGCGTAACGAAGGTGTGCCGGATAGCTTCGAGTTCAAAGGTTCAGCGATCTTTATCACCAACATCAAGTTCGACAACGTTAAGTCAAAGAAGATGAGAGATCACTTGGAAGCACTTGAAAGCAGATGTCACTACATTGATCTAGCTATCGACACAGACAGAGAGAAGCTGTTGCGAATCAAGCAGATCACCAATGATGGTATGTTGAACGAATACATGTTAACAGATGAAACAGTGCAAGAGATTGTGGACTTCTGTGATATTAATAAAAAGAGATTACGTGAGCTAAGTCTAAGGACAGTGCTCAAAGTAGCCGACTTGGCCAAAGCCTTTCCAGACAAATGGGAAGCAATGGCTGAGAACACTGTGATGCGTCGAGGCTAACTCCGCCACAGCGTTCTAGGAAGTAAACGTATGCCCTCACGCTTTACTTCCTAACTTCGGACCCAGTAGTATGTGCCCTCGTACTACTGGGTCTTTTTCTTTTGAAATCCCCACCAAAAAAGGTTGACCTTTGAGAGCTCAGACTGTATACTGTAAGTATATTAAATAAAAAAGAGGGCTAATATATGAGTTACATGATTGATAAATGGAACGCAGGCGAAGTTAAAACACAAGACGGAGCATGCGGTTGGTTAATGGCAGACGGTGAGTTTCGTCCGCTTATGTCAGATGCTATGCAAGAGCTTAAGGATGCAGGCCTAGTAGACGAGACTACTGTAACAAGAACTGCTGTAGCTAGAGACATCCATACCACAGCATTCCTTAAAGAGTACACCATAGCACAGAAGAACCGTTCAGCAGAGCAGATACGTGAAGAACGTTGGGAAGCTAGAGCGGCTATGGGTCCGGGTGTAGAGATGGTTAATGTAGTTACGGGCGAACGATACACAACTTAGGGGTTGACTTCTCCCTATAAAGAAGTTATTATCTATATATAAACTAACAAAGCGAGGGCTAATATATGTACGCAACAGACACAACACTAGACACAACAGCAATTTCAACACAAGCAAGCAACGCGGCACTGACTGCACAGAAGGACTTCCTAGCTAAGTGGAACGCACAGACAGGCGGCAACGAGTATGGCGAGCCTATGTACTGTGGCTTTGCTTGGGTTACTGTATACCCAGAGCACAAGGGCAACACCAAGCTGGGCAAGGGTGAACGTAGAGTATTAGAGAGCATGGGCTTTAAGAAGGACTGGACAGGCAAGGCTTGGCAACTGTGGAATGCTACAGGCTACAACGGACAGAGCATGGACGTTAAAGAAGCGGGAGCACAGGCTTACGCAGACGTGCTGAGGCAGTATGGCTTTAAGGCTTACATGGGCAGTCGAGCAGACTAACACAAATAATAAACAAGGAGAGAGGCGTGCAGAAATGTTACGCCTTTTTTCTTGACCGAGGCATAATAAAAAAATAATTTTCGAAGGTCGGGGCGTATTAGTCAAAAAAACAGTTGAGCTAATTTTGAGCTTAGTGGTGTCAAATCACCACCTCACTTCTGTAAGTACTTCATAGTAATTTTTTACGCGGCAATTTTTTTTGGGCTGTAGAACCCATTTCGGGCTACAGTGTGTAGTGTGTGATCGCTAGTCCTGTGAGTACTACAACTAGTACATGCCATAGCTTTACTCTAGGATACACCACATAGTAATCCTTAGCTCTAGGATCCATCTCTCGCATGTAGTCAAAGTCTTGATTCATTTGCTTACGCTCCATTTAAAGTTATATCCATCAGGATACAGTCCCTGTAGATCACACTCATGTGCTATGTAGTCTTCATAGTCGTAGAACAGTTCCATACAGTATGTACACTCACAGAATCCCATGTTACGAAAGAACTCACGTTTTACGTTTGAATCTTCCATCTAACGCATCTGATCTAGCATGTGTGGATAGTCTCTTAGGAACTCTTGTGGCTTAACAGGATCACAACCTACAGCCAACAGTACATCAACACCCTTGCGTGTAAGCCATATGTCACCTTCTTTGTTTATCTCTAAATAGCCTTTGTCAAAGTAAGGCTGTAACAGTTTGAGTTCTTCTTTGTGTGTCTTTTCCCAATGTCCACTCTTTGCTTTTATAATACGATGATAGTCTTCGTACTTTAGCTCTATATCTTCTTTGTACTGCATACGGTCTCCTCTTTAGTATATTTAACAGTGACGCAAGTCTACTGTAGTGTTCTTGAACTGTTGTAGCCAAGAGGTTAGATCACCGCTACCGATTTTTCTGCGAAACACTTCGTGCTGTCTAGATCTGCGTTACCGCTTCGCGGCTTTGTTCTACGCTGTGCCACCTATAGGTGTGCTAAACACCTTGTAAACACTAGTATTGTGTGTAGGCAGTACAATGTATACGATTTTGCCTTAACTGCAATTTAAGAGCCATTTAGGTGGTAATTTCGTGTGTTTAAGACGTCTGTCGTGGTGGGGGATTTTCACGGAGGCTTTTAATAATTTCTGCTCTTTGTTGGTCTGTGTAGCGAGTCCACTGTTGTATCTGTTCAACAGTTCTACCACAGCCCGTGCATATGCTGTTGCGTATTGTGCATATGCTTTGGCAGGGGCTGTCCACGTTTAGAAACTAATCTTGTAACTGATTTCAAACGTTCTACCCGATTGGTTGTATCCGTCTGGTTGTTCGTACTGTTCATCTAGTATGTTGCGTACACTAGCTGTTACTGCACCAACTTGATGATGTAGATCAACTGTACTTACTGCACTCATATCTTTTCTAGCATATGTGCTTGCATCTAGATCTACATGTTCACCACGGTAGTTGTGTACTACAGTTGTAGAGTACGTGTCAGTGGTCTTAGCAAGTGTTTGGCTTAGTGTCCACTTGGGTCTACGCAGTAGTGTTGTGTCATTTGCATCTTCTGCATCGCTCCAATGTGCGCCTAGGTTGTGTGTCCATTCATCTGTTAGTGCATAGTTGTAGTTGGCTTCTACACCTTGTCTTGTGCTGACACCTGTTACATTAGTGTATGAACTGTCGGCATATGTTATTGTGTTGTTGATGTCAGTTGTATAGTACACAACATCTAATGCTCCCAGTGTAACACCTAGATCAATAGTCTCACCTCGTTCTACATCTAGACTAGGATTACCTTTGTAGCCATAGCTGTCTGCACCGTACTTCTCGTATAGCGTAGGTGTTCTAACACTGTTGCTCCAATTAGTTCTAAGTTTTAGATTGTGGTTTACTGTGTATGCACCACCAAAACGTAGTGTGGTATAATCATCATAGTCTTCTAGTGTGTCTTGTCTTATGCCTGAGCTTATGATTAAACTATCACTAGCTCGCCAATTTGAGTTTAGAAAGTATGCTGTGTTGTATTCCCAAGCATCAACACTTGAGTTATAACTTCCTCTGTTGTTAAACTCTGCACTCTTGTGTTCATACTCTATGCCAGGAACAAGATCCATTGTGTCAAGTACAAATGTATGTGTAGCTAGTATGTTGTGTCTATCACTGTTGTACTGATCTATTTCTGTTCCGTTTGTATATGTTCTATCGTATGTACTATACCCATATGCAACACTGGTGTTGTTGTGATCGTAGTGCATTTGATATATGTTTGAATTGTTGTCAGCTGTATAATCTAGATCATCTTGTGTAGTATCTAAATCACTGTTGTTGCGATTGAGCATGATGTTAGTTTTTAATCGTGCTGTGTTATCTAATATAGTGAGTGTGTTTACACTTATACTGTTTGCTGTGTAACCATCTGCTTCTGAACCACTAGGTACAACACTAATACCATCTGACTGTTTGCCATCTACCATTAGCCCTAGAGATGTATTGTTGATTGTGGTGTGTGTTTTTAGATTAAATTTTTGTGAGTCATGTGATCCAATGCCAACAGTTAGACTATTTTCATATACGTTACCTGTTATAAAGTTCACCACACCACCTATTGAGTTAGGTCCTACTAGTGCTCCGCTTGGGTTTTTAATTATTTCTATACCTGTTACAGTACCCATAAAGTTATTACCAAAGTCATGTAGTCCGTTGGTTGTACTAGCATCACCTATAGGTAATCCGTTCATAGTTACCAGTGTGTGATTACTATCACCGCCACGCATAAACAAACTTACATTTTGTCCTGTAGGTCCGCTTTGCACTAGAGATAGTCCTGTTACTGTGTTTACTGCTTGAACAAAGTCTGTACTGTTGGTTGATGATATTTGATAAGAATCAACATAGTCATATGTTGTGGTTGCTGTTGTAGCATCTGTGTTGCTACGCATCATATAGATTGTTATTTCTAGATCAGCTTTAGCTGGAAATGCTATTAATACGAATAGTAACGATAGTAATATTTTATACATAAGTCTCCTAGTAGAACACATATCAAAGTGCTTACTAGTAGATTAAAATCAAAAGGTATTGCTTGGATATATGTTTGAAGTAGATCGCCACCGTACATGTGCCATACAGCATAATTCACTACTATGTGCCACACAAACACTCCTGTAAATGTAGCAGTTATTGGTTTAAGATATTTTCCTAGCAAGCAGAACAATATTGTACATGCATACACAGGAAGCATTAATGAATGAAACCCAATAAAAAAATCCTTTGTCAACATCATTAACAAAGGAATCAGTAGTTGTAAGTATCTATTATTAGTCACATGAGGCAATAGGATTGCAACTGCGAATATTGGTGTTATGTTCATTTATTATATTTTATACTATTTTGTTCTGTTTGTCAACCTATTTTGGAATAGTATTGCCTGGTTGACGAGCCATTTCTACTAGTTCAGGACACAAGCCTGGGTGTGTTAGTTTGTCTTTGTGTGTGAGAAACTCTCTATCAAATCCTGACTCAAGATCCAAAGGCTTGCCTTCATCTAGACTAGTCACTAGTTTACGTGCAAACACTGTGTGATTGGCCAGTGTCATATGATTGGCTCTAGTATCAATTGATTGATTGTACCATTGTATCATTTCGTGTTCATTAGTAAACTCACCATCGCACACACTAAAGGTCATATTACCGTGTACAGGAGTTAGATCAGTCCATGTTATGTTGCTCATAAAACTAGGTATCAACAACAGCCTTAGTTCGCCTTCAATAGTTTGTACACGTATACTGTCAATCATCTGTTCCATACGCAGTTGATCAATATCATCACGCTGTAGGTGTAGCCAGTAGTCCATTATAGCACGATACTTTTCTGGCTCTGCTCGTTCTAGTTCTTTAGCATCTTGTGTGTCTACAATACTAGCAAGGTTACTTAGATGTGGACGATCTTTGAAAAACCATTGGCGTGTGTTTTCTGTAGTAAAGAATATAACAATGTCTCCAGGCTTTTGACGATCATCACGCAACTGCATAGCACTCCATTCATTTGATGAACCAGCACATGCTTGATTAACAACTCTGTCTACATCTAGCATAACTGCCACTTGTCGTTGCCAACCCCAGTCTACTTTCCAATCAACTGCGAAGCTGTCGCCATATATCCACAGTGTTCTACCCGTTTGTTTTCTATCCAAAATCTATCTCCGCTGACACAGTATCCATGCCTTGTTCTTTACACTTGGCAATCCATTCGCCTGTGTCTGATATAATACCACTTGGTGCTTGTGTGTGTTGCACCACAACACCGTTCATGTCTGTACATGCTGAACTTACCACAACGTGCATGTTATAGCTCTTGGCCATAATACGTAGCATGCTTTCGTGGAAGTTGTATACTACTTCATCTCTTACATCCATGGTACAGTTGGCACTTACAAAAACAATTCGACAGCCCATCTCTCTCAGTGTACGCCAATAGTATGGGTTACCGTTTGGACTTGCTAGAGGGTATGCCCAAGCATCGTTACATATAAGAGCCCCTGCTCGAACAGTGGGTGTTAGGTCTACAGTTTCTAGTTTAACCCCAGGTACATAAAAATGATACTCACCCATAAACTCTGGACCATGTGTTAGCAACTGTTTGGCATAGTATCTTTGAAAGTTACCCTCTCTATAAAAACGTATTTCGTTATAGGGTAGCTTGTCTTGTTCTATATGTCCTGTGCCTAGTGCTAGGTTACGTCTGTTCTCTTTTAAATAGTTTTCTAGTTTTTGTAGGTAAGTGTTGTATTCATCTTTGGTTTGTTGTGTGCAGTTGTGTACAGGGCCTTCGCAGTATCCGCTGAGGCTACCTTCGGGTGTTAGTACCCAATCTGAGTCTTTGGTATTCTCTAGTACATCATGTATGCACTCGTAGTTTTCTTTTACTTGTTTGAATACCGGTTGTTGACTTGCTGTAAATATCATTTGAACTTCTTTTTCTTGTGAAACATTCTAGCATAGGCATTGCCCAACCAAAACTTTAGACCTGTGTCTCTGTTGTCCGAAGCTGGGTCATATTCAACTTCCATATCCCAGTCTTCACGTTTGAAAGGTATTACCTGTACTAGTGGGGCTCCTGGTTCAATCAGCACACGGTCTTTGTGTACTTGTCCAGGCCAGTTGTTCCATGGAACGTCAATTACATCTGTATCAACAATAGCTGGAAACACAGTAAAGCGATCTTCCATATTGTAAAAAGGTTGCATGATAAGACATGAATATCCTGGAGGTGTTTCAATGCGCCACGGTACACTAAAGGTTACATAGTCTTGCTTCTCACCTTTGTGTGTTACAGGACATTGTGTATAGTCATGTCCTTCTTGTGGGTCTTGTCTTTCCCATGCCATTGGATACCTACGCATAAACTTTTTAACGTCAGGGTGTCCTTCTTTATCAGCACGTACTATCTCTTGTTCAACAGGGTTATAAATCATATAGCCTGCTGTGATTAGATCATATACGGGCATACACTTTTTAATAGTAGGCCAACTGTTATGAGCTTCACCTAACCAACCCCCTAGGTTATTATACCAATCGGGTCTTGCCTTACTCATAGGGGTAGGCGGAAAGTATTTCTTTACGTGTGGGTCACCTGTGATAAATTTAATTTTCATTCGTCATTTCCAAGGTTGTTAATAAAAGATCTAAGTTTAGTTGAATCAACATCTGCTTTGACCTTTTTAACTATTGCGCCATCTCCTGGATCTGCGTTTGGATCAGGCTGTTGTGTATTTTGTCTTTTCAAATTACTTACAATACTATTAGTGTTTTGTCCGCCGCTTGTATATCCGCTATTGTTTCCGTCATCATCATCTTCATCAAGATCTAAAATACGTAGAGTATCAATATCAAATTCTAAATCAATCTTTTGACCTACGCCGCCACTGTTACGTGTTTTCATTAACTGCAATTGATAGCGTCCACGTTCACGCATAGCTCTACTTGTAAATATACCAAACACGTTGTCAGCAGTTTGAATCTTACTAAGTCCACCACTGATGTGCGAATGATCAAATTCAATTTCTTCAACAGCACCTCTGTTCAACTGTGCCGCTGTAACAAATACTGTGTTCAATTCCATTGCTAGATTACGTAGTTCTTCTGATACAAACTTATCTTTGATGTACAAGTTTTCTGCACTTACCTTTGAACCATTTGGCATAAGCAAGTCTAAGTAATCAATCAACAGTACATCAATCTTCTTGCCTGTTTTAATTTCATATTCTTTAATATAACTTCTTACATCATTAGGAGTCTTACCACTTGGCATATACTTAACTTGGAATGCACCACTCTTCTTGCCAATCATCTTAACTTTAACTTCAACGTCATCGATGTTCTTAAATACTTCTCTACTAGGAATACCTGTTACCATACTATCAACACGCATACTAACTAAACTTTCACTAAGTTCTAATGTCAAGTACAATACATTCATGCCTGCTAATGCCCAGTTCACTCCTAAGTTTGCTAAGAACAAACTCTTACCTGCACCCGAACCACCTGCAAATATATTCAGCTCTCCTCTATTGAATCCACCAAACAGTTTCTTATCAATAGCGGCCCAGCCTGTACTTACTTGTCCGTTATTACTTTTTATTTGTTCTA